CTGGGCTATGAGATCCCCATTCGAATGGGAAAAGACCGCAAGAGACAGGCAGTAAGCACGCGCACGAACACACTCGGCATAGGCGGATTCTGGGCTAGCACCGGCTAGGGAGATTTGCATCTCACCATTGCCTAGCAATTCCCACTCTTGGACACTCCAATCCCATCCCTCCACATCAGTTTGTACACTGGAAAGGAGGTCTGGGCTGAAGATTGCCCACACCTGACGAATTTGCTCGTCGGAGAACCCGATCCCTGGCATACTAGGAATTTCGAACCAAGAACGAATCTCGGCCCGGTTCTGAATGCCAGAGAGCACGCGCTCAACCAACTGATCAACAAGCGAAACAGACATTATCAATCTGAAACGCCTTGCTTGAATCTTCTCACCCTTGTGAGGCTCCTGTTTGACGAACAAGCGAACTGGGTCACAGAAACCTTGTTCAACGAGCTGACGGGCTGTTAACCCGCGCCATTGACCGGAAACAAAGAGTCGCAGTCGCTCCAACACGGCGTTCTCAACGAGTTGTTGATGCTCGTTAAGCACAGTCGCGTTTTCACGACCCAGCAGCACTAAAGGCACGCCAGGGCTCGATTTGTAGACCACATCTCGACGGATAATACCGGAGACGTCAATCTTCCGTAACTGCAGTTCAAATGCCAAATTGAAATCCTCGTCAGCGAGTCCTTTCGGAACCCACGTCTTAGGGTACAAACTTAGCACCTGGTCGGCCACCTGGCCCCAATTAAGGGGCTTTGGCGCAACCACATGTCGTCCTGCTTGATACACGAGGCTGTCCAGCTCGGCGCGAGCGCCGCGCTCTGGCCAGCTCCATGTACGCAACTCGGGCATTAATTCTTTGGCTTTCGATGCCGCGAGCGTTTCCGCTTTGCGGCCTCCACCTGGAAACCGGCCGGCGCACTTTCCGACTGAGCGGAGGGGAACGCCTGTTCCAGTCCCGATAGGGGAATCTGTATCGAACCAAATGTAATTACCGAGGTCTCTGAGGATTTTAAGGGTTGGGAACCCGTTACCTCCGAAACGGGCCCACTGGCTTTTAAAGAGAGCTCCTGCGATTCCTTCCCACGCGGAGGAGGCTTAGGCCCAACAGTTCGCACTGGCGGGATTGGCTTCATCGGCGCCACCGGAGCGATGGGCTTCATCAACTGCTTAGGAGCAGCGAGAGGCACCATCGAAACCGGTGTAGGCAGAGGGCTCAACGGAGGCGGATCCAACGGCTTGGCGCGCATAGTAGCGCCCAAGTGTCTATCAACGCTCAACGGAGGTCGCAACGGCTTTGGGGCAGGAAGAGGTACACTCACTTCAGGCACAATGGGTTCCTTGCGTAGGGTGTCGACGCGCGTTGCTGGCCGCGGAGGCAGAAACTCCTTCCAAGCATCCGACTCTGGGAGGTCCTCATCCTCTTCATAATCAGCCCAAGCACGCTTCCCTTTCATGAGGAGAGCTATATCTTCCCGGGAGTACTCAGTCCCTATCGATTTGAGACGCGTTTCATACGCGCTCTCTTCGAAGTTCGTGTACACTTCAACCTGGCGTTCTAACTCATCCGCACGCTCATTCTGTTCGCGAATACGTTCATACTCATCTTCCGAGAGTTCCGACCAATTGCCTTCAGCATGAGGGGTCTCCTTGCGGATGTACAAAAGGAGGCAAGCAAGACTAGTAGCTTTGTTAGCAGGGGGTCCTACTTCCACAGCACCAGTGTGCACGCCAATCACTTTCCCATCCACAATGAGGGGGGTTCCACTATACGACTTCTGGGTCCAGGCAGTGTGAGTAAGTTGGAAAAGCTGCCTTTTATCAGCAACTACATCACCAAAATCAAACTGAGGCGTCCCTGTTTGAGAGAAGCCATAAACCTTCGCCGCACGAACCGTGTGAGTGCTAACCGCACCAATCGTGAGGGCCTTCACTCCAAGAACTGACCAGACCGCTGGAGGGACCTCAACCATCGCGAGATCTAACTGGTCACTACGAGCCCAAAGGGCGAGCGGCCAATCTTCTTTGAGAGGATGAGTCTTACCATCGGCCTCAAGCAGCACAACGTACTTTCGGGTTTCCTTAAGCACATGCGCAGCAGTGAGAAGATAAGTCTTGGATATGAAGGAAATTCGACATCCCATCCCAACAACAACATTCCCGACGCGGAGTGAAACCAATCCCGCAGGGAGTTTGCTGATCGCAGTGGGAACCTTACCAGGGATAGCCATCTCCTTGCCACGAGATTGATTTTGTGGCAGGGAGGTGCTCATCAAAGCAACAGCGTTTGTTGGACTAAGAGAGACCCTGACAGGTGCACCGTTCACAACTACTTCCAAAGCGAGACCGCTCTGATCGTCTGTTGGGACGATCCGAACGCTACGGGGGGAGAGTTGCTGGGGGGCCAGCGGGAGAGCTTTGCCACTATCACGCACCGCTTGACGGTACGAGCGATAGTACGATAAAAGCTTCCTCGCACGATTTTCCAGCATTAATAGCAACCCGACCACCAAAAAGATGGAACCCGCGGCGAAGAAAGGCCGCAGGGTGGCACACCAGTGCACGAGCCACATGGACCCGCGATAGGCCAACCACAGTGCTACAGAGGCTAATACACGGTCTGCTAGGCCCTCATAGAAGACCCAACACCGAACAATTACCATCCATAAAGCACCAACCAACATAATTGGAAGCTGGAACATGGTCAGGAAGAACATCTCAACGTTCGCCCATGTGCTCACGTTGCCGTTTCCGGCCGGACACATCAGCGTCGTGTTGATCAACTCCATCACGACCAGTGGGGCTGCTAGGTCCGCCCACGAACCAGTGAGGAAAGTGGGCCCAAATGCCACGGCAGCCTGCAAGCAGGCCGCGATGATGAGCCCAAGTCCCTGGAGCCATCGCACCGCCATGTTCGGTCCCGCAACACGGGCAACGAGCGACAACGATGAAACAGCCGGGGTAAGCGGCGGACGGAGCAACAACACGGTCGATTAAGACGGGGATAGACTGATCCAGATCACTCTGGCTCGGTCTCCTCGTCAACGACGGGAGTCGAAGGTGGGCAAGGATTCTGCCTAGCAGGAAAAGCGCAAGAACTACCAAAGAAGGTACGCACACCAGTTCGAATGTTGACCGAAACGTGGTTCTGATCGAAATGGACAACAAGGTATTCACCCTGCTGGCCAATCCGCTGACCAGGATATTCGGCTTTCAAACGAGCTAGCAACTCAGACACACGACGCACGGAGACCGGAGCCTCAACGTTTGTAGTGGGAGGTGCGGGAGGAACTACCGTCGCAGTCGAAACCGCCGGGGGAGCCTCTCGTATGAACCGCTGACTGTGGAGCGCAGCTGCTGGCCAAGGACCAACAGGTTGCGGACAAGGAGCTCGAGCCAATTTCTCAGCGAACTCAACTTCGGCGGGGTTGGCGTCAAAGAGGCCAAACTCACCGTCACAACCAGCAGCGAAAACCGCGGCTTGTGCTGTGACCTCACCAAACACTGGCTGTGCCAATAAATGGATGGTCGCAACAACGGCTGCGGGATTCTTGATCAGGATAGCTGAAGTTGCCTTCGTATCCGGATCCCAATACCTAAACAACGCACACGCAGGACGAGAACCCCACGTGAACGGGTCTTGCGCTAGAGACGAGCGAGGAGCAGTAGCTTTAAAAGGGGATTTACCCTTAAGAAGCTTAGACCTACGAGCTTTCTCCAGCTTGCTAAGCAAGAACAATCAG